AAGTAGCAAATAAAATTCCAGTTCCACCCGTACTTGTTATGCTTATATTAACGGATACGTTAACAATGTTTCCAATTTTTGTATATGTTCCTGAAGAAGTGTAAGATGCACTTCCTGTTTGCCAAGTTACTGTTGGGGTGTAAGTCCCTGTCTCATAGTCATTCTGAGTTGTTGAAGTAGGACTAGCAGTTGTATTTGTATTGTTAAATACTATCCCTGCGTTTGCAACAGGAACTACTATGTTGCCACTTGAATTGACAAGGCTTGCTAAGTATTGTGCGTTTGTTGCCATTGTTGATCCTTAGAATGCCGCTGTATATGAATAACCCAAAACAAAACTTTGAGCAGTTCCAGAAGAAGAAGATTGTATTGTTTGCGCTCCAAACACTTGGTTAGTTAATCCAGAATTATCTATAACTACACCATACCCAGAACCACAAACAAAAGTTCCTGAAACTCCTGCTAAACTATTTAAAGCCGCAAACGGTGTGTTAAATATAAAATATACAGAGCCTGTTGTTGTAATATTTAAAGTCCCAGATATTTCACAATACACCATTCTTCCAACTTTTGTATATACTGCATAGGTTATTGCTATGGAACTACAGTTTGTAATTGCTGTTGGCGAAGGAGTAAAAGTCCCTGTCTCATAGTCATTAAGCGTACTATTAGTTAATACTCCAGATGTTGTATTGTTAAACACAATACCGTTTGTACCCGATGCAAAGTTTAAGTTGCCTGAGATAGTAGGCGTTACTAGCGTTAAGCTAGAAGCTAGGTTACTCGACCCCACACTACCCGCAGTATTCGGTATAGCGTTAAGCACAGAGCTAACCAGAAAGCTCTCTACGATTACCGTATCTCCAGATGCCGCACCACTTGCCAGTACTACCGTTGTTCCGTTAGATGCCGTGTAGTCAGATGTAGGGGTTAGCAGTACACCGTTTCTGTATACGTTAATAAACCCAACTGTATAGCTAGGAGGCGTAAAGGTTGTCTGTGATGCAGTTGCAGTAAAGGTTGTTACTGTTCTGTATGCAGTTGTTGTTACTCCAGATGCAGGAATACCTAAGTACCTTGCAGAGATATTCCCAGTACCCGTTGGGGGTGCTTGGGTGAATGTAAGGGTTGTACCAACTACAGCGTATGTTGATGGGTCTTGTAGTACCCCTGATACGGCAACCAGAACAGATGCTGTGTTAGCAGGAGCCACAGACATTGTAAAAGCCGTGGTCGAGTTATTCCCGCTGAACTGATCAGTGAGAAATGCACTCTGGATTAATGGATTGCCGATGTACATTTTATATTCCTGTCGCCTGTAACTGAGCTTCAGTTGGTTGAGCTAATGTTGGGTGATTCCATGACTTTATATAATCGCCTTTCCCGTCACTATCATTTTGCAAACGAATTGTTCCTGTGATTGGAGAAAAATCAGCAGATGTAAGAGTTGGATAAATCGCAATTATTTGATCATATAAAGCCATCATACACCTCTTATTAAAGAACCTTGGAAAACAAATACAGTAGATGTGTTTGAACTGCAACCAGAAGCATTTACATACATATTTGCACTAACATAATCTGATGTTCCATTTAAATAAAGTGTTCCTGCCGTTTGAAAATATGGAGTATTTGAACCGTTAGATACACCACTTCCATAAATAGATTGAGTGTTTGAATTTTTAAGTATTTCAACAACCGTGTTTGTTGGAGAACCAACAACATTATTAGTTGCAGTAAACAAATAATAACCTGGAACATTGGGTGCAAAAGAATAACTAGGCGTTGATATTCCATTAAGAGTTACGGTAGAACCTGTATTGTTATAGCAACCGTTTGTATCGTAATACTTTGTATCGTAAATTAACTTTGTAAAAGCGTTTGATGACAAAGTTGTTCCAGTAACGCAATAAGCACTAAAAGCAGGCCCACCAGTAATCGTATCCCAAGCACTACCGTTATAAACTTCTACACCACCATAAGTAGTGTTGTATCCATACTGTCCAGTTGAAGGCGTAGCAGGACGACCCGCAGTAGTCCATGTTGCCATGACGTTACCTCCAGTTGGCGCACCAAACGGATTAGATAGACCTGTCGAATCAATCGTGCTTAGTGGCATCTTCTACCTCTTTAGGCTTTTGTTGTTCTTGCACTTCTCTAGTAATAGCATCTATGAGTTGTCTAACTTCCCTGTGAGGTTGGTTATCTAGATACTGCATGAGTCCGTTGAATACTTGTGCTGAGAGTTTGATTTCGTTCATTATGTTCCTGAAGTAGATGCCAACAAATAATAGGTTGTACCGTTTATAGATACTTGTATTTTGTTTGTGACAGTATTTGTTGAGGAAGTTGATGTACCGAGAAACACAGTACCAGGGCTAGGAGCAATAACCTGAGTTATTAAACTCGTGTATTCAACCCAGATGTTGTTTGTTCCACTTGGAGGCGCAGAGCTAAATGTGATTGTGTTACCAGATACTGTGTACGCTGATCCAGGATTCTGATCTACATTAGCTACATTAACAATCATCTGATATACAGACGCTACTGGGCGAGACAGCGTGAACGCAGTCGTGCTTGCGTTACCGCTGAAGAAATCTACCTGCGGTGTAAACCCTTGGTTTTGAACGGTGTTGCCAATGTACATGGTTAGCCTATCATGTGATTTGTAAAACACTTAAAATTGCATCGAGTGAACTTGCAGTTCCAGAGACAACGGTGAAAGCATCGCCAGTATTGAGAACCACCTTACCATCACCGCCAAACAAAGCTAAAGAACCACCAACTGGAATCGTAGCATTGTTAACAAGGTAGTAATTCACCGCAGATGCAGTTATGTATACGCTTGCAGTAATAGGGCTACTTGTCGTGTTTGACAATGTTAACCCTATTGCAGTTGTCTGCGTTGCAGATGCGGCAGTTACTAGCACTACAGGCGTAGTACCTACTGACTTACTTACATATCTCGTGAATGTGTTAGACATTTGTTTTCCTTTTTACTCACCCCAAAGCTATGGACATCGCAATGGCCGTTCCCGCAGGATCGACTTGAAGATTTGTTTGTGCACCTGCTACTGTGATAGCACCTGTTCCGCCGTATGCTAATGGTAGGCCACCTGACCCCCACTGAACGTTGTTTGGCATAAAGGCATAACCAGCCCACCCACCAGTGGCTGTAGCATTAGACGTAGAGTAGAAGTACCCCGCTGCACCAGTTACCCCAACAGCAAGAGTATTACCACCACTGTCTTGAATAGTTACGCTACCTGTAGAGTCATTGTCGATGATGTACGCTGTACCTGCAGGAATAGTTGTCTCATCAGGCAACTTAACAGTTTGATTAGAAGTACCTTTGAAGTTTTGAATATATGTTGACGCAGCAGTCATAGTGGTTGTGCCACCAGAAGTTGTTACTGCTGTATATCCAGGAGAATCGTTGTTATACGAGACGTTTCCATTAGCATCTTTAGCAACTAATCCACTTGCTGCATTAAGCGCATTAGCTAGGGCTGTAGCAACACCAGTACCAGGAGTTACTTGAGCGATTGCAGTTAGACCAGCAAGAACAGTATTAAGATTAATAAAGTTAGTATCAACTTGGGTATTTGATAGGGGCGAACCTATTACGGTAGCCCCCGTACCCGCAGTCGATCTTGTACTTATCGTTGTTGCTAATCCGGTCATAACTTATCCTTAGCTAATTGTGATAGCCCAAGTGATTGACATAGAATCTAGTGCGCCTTTATTGACCACAGAAAAAACTGTATGAGCAAGCATAGTTCCTGCACTTGAGGCGTTAAAAATACCAGCTTCGGTTACAGCACCTGTACCAACACCAGCGCCTAAAGTACATACGTATGTACCTGTTGTGCCTGTATATGTATTACTTGTATTAGCAGTGCGTGAACCAGAAATCTCAGCGCCAAGTGTCGTATCACCAACAGCAGCAGCTGTAGTACTGGTGCCAACAGACATATAGTTCATCACGGTTTGACTTGTATCAAACATACGGGAAACTATAAACTGCTTACCAACAGTAGTCACCAAGTTAGACTGAGTCTGTTCCTTGATTTTCCCATCGGGGCCAAATAGTTCGACAGTAACTAAACCAGTTACTTTAATTGTTTCTTCGTTAATCATAATAACCCCTTAAGAAAATGTTGCGTAAGTTCCGACATAATCAGCAGCAAAATACGTAATGTCGCAATACCCTTGAGAAATCAACGAGCCTGTACTTGACGTTGATGCTGAATCTGAAAATGCCTTACTTACTGTCTGGCTGTAATTATCGCCTGAAACTGCCGAATCAGCAAAGGGTTTGCTAAGTAATTTAGCAAGTGATTCACCAGCCGTGAAAGAATCGGAAAGAACCTTTGTGTATGCTCTGGCTAATTGCTCAGTTGCTGTAGCCGAATCTGCCAGTCCTTTGGTATTGGAGAAATGCAAAATCTCAGAGCTGACAACCACATCGCTTCGAGTATCGGCAAATGTCCAAGTCAGACCTTGGTAAATACTTGTATCTATCGCCGTAACTGCGTCTGAAAAAGACTTGGTAAGCAACTTTCTAGCAGAGTCTGTTGGCGTAACTGGGTCAGCCCAGGTGTAAGTTCCTGTGTAATCAGCAGCAAAATATGTCGGATCAGCGTAACTCTCTACAAGAACATTAACTGAACCAGCCTCGTAGTAAAACTTAAGGAAGTTTTTAGCTAAAGACTCTGAGGAAGTAACGCTATCAGCAACCCCTTTCTTGGGTAACTTGCTAAAGTTATCAGATGTAGCAACAGAGTCAGCGTAATTTCTACGGTACTGCCAAACAGTAGTAATCGTGTCATTAGCAGTTGCCATCTCGGTCAACTGCTTAACAAACGTCATCCTAGTGACTTCGTAATCCGATACAGATACAGAATCAGTGTAATTACGATAAAAATGCAAGCTAACGACTGTAGAGTCAGATACAACAACTGCATCAGGGAAGTATTTAAACCGACCAGAAGAGTCTGTAATTGTTGTAGCTACAAGCTCAATATACTGGATTTGAGCTACTGGAAGCGTGTAAGAAACATTAGCAACAGGAGATACGTAAGTCGCCGTAGCCAAAGGGCTTACGAACGAAACACTTACTGATAGGGCTTCCCCATTGCTAGTTGAATTAAGCATTAAAACTCAGCTTTTAACTGGAACTTTAAGGTTTGATAAACTGTCTGGACTGTACCATTTGCGTACGTAATTACGATCTCTCCCTCATAGCTACCAGGAGTGCCTGCAAACATAGCTGGTGTAGAAGCTGGGAAAAAAGCAATTTGCCCCGCAGCACCGTTTGTAACTACCCCAGGGGCAGTAGCTTGAAGTGTTGTTGACCCAACAGGGCGTATTTTTAAAACAACAGATGCCCCTGTCAGACCGACTGGATTCCCAGTTGTCTGGTCAGTAATCGTACAAACAATCGTTGGCCCTGTGTCGTTTTGGACAACTTTAATGATATTGCTCATGTCCACCTCTGGAATTCAATATTGACAGCAGCACGAGTTAAGCCACGGTTAACTCTTTCCCTAACCTCGTTTGTTGCGTCAAAGAAACGTTTTCTGTAGTCCATTGCTGCTTTAGGATCGTAATACGGCTGACCTGGAGTGCCATAAAGGCGTGATCTTGCGCCAAAACAAATCTGCTCTAAGAAATGCTCGTAAATAGGGTACGCAACAGTTGTAGACACCCTAGTCGGCGCTTTAGCTACCAACACCTGCATGGGTGTTAATGGGTTAGTAAATGACGGCCTGGGCACGATATTCATCACATGGTTTCTACGTCGGTAGAAATAATATGGCTGCCCCTGCATTGTCTGCCAGTCGTTGGCTCTGTAAATTTTTGTAAGTTGCTCGACTGACTTGGGTATCAATAGTACGTCACCGTACCAGGCTTCAATAATATCGACTACCGTATATGTACCGTCTATATATTGCCCAAGATCATACCAATCAATATTAGCTATAGGCGTAATATTACTTACGTTTTCTTGAAGATACCTAGTCTTTTCGCAAAACTCAATTGTTGCATTTCTAATAGCTTGAGTAACCACGAGTTCAGGCACATCAGGCAAATACGGGATAAGCTCTGACATAAAGAGGTCGTAACTGACTTCTGTATCTTCATAAAAACTCATGAATCAGTTCCTCTAACAGCAGGATTACGTACGCCAAGAGCATTGTCAGGTGCAACTTCTTTCTCTGACTTGTCTTTGACAGCGATAGCAGCAGTAAATGTAGACAAATACAACTGCGCAAGTTGAAGACCTGGTGCATATTCAGCATCTTTGCTACATGCTCTATACATTATGTAGTCAAGAAGAGCAGATGCGAACACATCAAAAATCGGGATAACTTGGCTAAGCGTCAAGTTGGTAGGCTGTTGGGAATAATTTAACTCAATGTATTGACCGCCTATCTGGGGCGGATAAACATAGAAAGCCATTTGGTCTTCTATGTCATAAATAAAATTCTTTACTTCTGCAGTCGCTGTATCTGTATGCCAGTAAGGATTGAAAGAATCCATGACTTCACGAGAGATTACACGGATAGCACGACCAGGAGTTGCGCCGTCAGAACCCATATTTCTATGAACACGAAGCAACATCCACCCATCGCTAGGTATGGATTGCCTTGTGCCAGCAACAAGCTGGACATTAGATATCTTAGAGGTAGCATTTGGCTGCATCGTCACAATTTGACGAAGGCCATCATTTAACCACCCTAAAAGCTCGGCAGAAGTCCACCGTACGTTAGCGACGTCCGTTAACTGCAGTGCTGCATTATTAACAATGGTTTGCGCTGTAATAGTTCCCATAAATCCTCATAGGAAAGTAGGGGCACAAGGCCCCTACAGATTAGCCAGCGTGTGCTGCGAACCAAGTCAGTCCATCTGATGTGATGAACGTTGTTGATTTGACTGTTGTGATACCGAATGGTAAGTTCACTGTACCGTAGTTAATTGTTCCACCAAGAGGGGGATAAACCAACAAAGTATTAGCACCATTGTTGAATACAGTAATAAAAGCAGAACCTTGGTTCGTCAATTGAGCTGTATTGAATGTAGTACCAACAGTATTGAAGTGAGCAATATCATTTACGATCTGATATGGCTGACCTGCTCCGCCTGTAAGCGCTGTAACTGCAGTTGTAGAAGTTTGGCTTGTACCACTTCCAGTTACTGTAGCTGTTTGTGAGTTTGCAGTGCTTAAAACAATTGGGCCGCTATAGTCACCGCCAGAAACCTGAGCTGCTGTATTAGACCATTCGCCGACGCTAACAAGTTTTGTTTGTGATGTCATTTTTTCACCTATTAATTTGGGTTGGAAAGAACGGGGCCGAAGCCCCATTCATCTATTAGCCTGCTGCTACCAACAAAGCCAAACCGTTAGGTTGAGTAACTTGAGTACCATAAACATTCAAGCCACGAACCAATGTACCGAAATCATTGGGGTTCTGTAAGCTCTCAACTTTAGCAATTTGTGATGCAAAAGTGATTGCAGACTTATGTCCAGCAATGATAGCGTGACGCTTTAATGCACTGGCTTCAGTTCCAGTAGAACCGTTGGGGTTTGTCCAAGCGTTACCTGCTGTACCTCTTGGTACTAAGTTAGACACATAAACAGTGAAACGGTCGATCATACCGATCTTGCCATTACGGAGAATAGAAGAAGCATCACCCATAAACTGAGCCTGAGCCAAGTTAGATTGCATGAGGATTTGACGCTCTGTAGGAGTAATGATTAACCAACGATCTGTCTCAGGAACATTAGACTCGTCCAATACGCTTGACAAAGCTGTGATACTTTGGAGAATATTAGAAGCTGTCAAAGTTACAGGAGCCAAGTCAGTACCTAGGTTGTAAGCACCAGAAATAGCACCAGCTGTAGCGCCTTGGTTAGCAGCTGCACCTTGGTTGAAGTTTGTGTACAGAACGTCTTTGTCGATCTGAATCTTCATTTGCATAGAAGCGTCATTGGTGAACATGTCCATCAATTTTGGCTTTGCTTGGAGTTCAAGAACGTTGTTAACGTTAACACCGAAGTACTTACCATGATTGATGGTCAAAGTAATTGTGCTTGGAGCTGGAACGTCATAGTTCAAAGACTGACCAACACTATAAGAATAGATATTGATTGTTGGGATTGTGTTGATAATCACGGTATCACCCATACCAGTGATATCGCCTTGCCAATCAGTATTAGCGATTTCGCCGAAGACTGTAGCTGCGTAGAATTTCTGAGCTAATTTACCAGACCAGAGGGCTGGAATAAATGAACCAGAATAGGCTGTGCCTGAGTAGGCAACCTGACCAGCGGGGCTGTTAAAGCCACCAGAGTTAATGGGATAGGCTGCTGCTGCGGTAATTGTTGACATGATTTACATCCTTTAAAAAACAAATTGTGGGATGCAACCAATGTGGGTGTACTATCTTATACGACCTTCAGCAATGGCTGCATGGATATCTCTTTCCATTTGAGCCGCTTGAGTTTCGTCCAACATACCCCTTCTCCAGTCTTCGTAAAATTGCGTTATTTGGTTTTGATCCCAAACAGGCTTACTATCTGAAGTAGCAGGTGGTGGCGAATTTTTCGAGCGAGTCGGTGCTACTTGACGCTGAAGCTGTTGCTGTCTAGTCTGTTGGGTTTGCTGCGCAGGTGCTAATGTGGCTTTATATTGTTTGAAAATATTAGCCGTACGGGTTACATCCAAGTTCTCAAACGCATTATTAAGTGCTACTTGTCTTGGTAGGCCATAGATCGGATCGACTTCAGCTAACCAGGATAAAAACCCTTGGTCAACATTCATTGCTTCCCAATCAGGAACTTGCTGTGCTAATCCGGAAAAGAGGCGGTCTTTATCAGATACCACTTGTCTTTCACTAACATTACCAAGTTTGCCTTGTAACTCTTCAATCTTAGCGGTCAACTGAGCTTCACGATTTCGGAAATCCGATACCTTGGCTTCAGTAGCCCTGTCAATCAAATCCAACAAATCAGGCCCAAAGGCTTCTTTGTCTTGTTCAGTGATAAGAGGCTTAACGGTAGCTTGAGCAGGTACTTGCTGTTGTGTTTTAGCTACAGCATTTTCTGCAATGAGCTGCTGGAGTTGTCCATTCATCTCACGCACTTGCGCATGTAGCCTAGGTACTTCAGCGTCGTACATTCCTTTTAAAGTTAGGTACTTGCGTTCCCATACTTCTTCAGAAACTGCTGGCTTCTGTTCTGGCTCTTGCGAAACGGTTTGCTGCGGTTCTGGATTAGGAGCTGGTGGATCGTTTGGTGGTGGATCATTTGGTATAGTCTCCGGGGTTTGCCCGGTCTGCCCATTTAACTGTGCTACCAACGCATCTGCTGCGTCAACTTGTTCTTGAACTGCTTTTGGCAATGCCATTTCTATCTCCTTCGCTCCGACTACGCTTCAGAACTCCGCCTTGACGGTCTGTTCATATTCGCTTACGGTCTGCTACTTGGTTTAAATTTTGGTTTGTGACTCTGTGCTCCGACTTAACGGTCTGCTCAAGGTCTGCGGGTTTTTGCTAGTAAATTACCAGCATCCTCAATGTACCCAAGGATTTCCTTAAGTTCTAAGCTTCGGCCTTGCAACCTAGACTTCATTGATTCATTCTGCTCGATTGAAAGATTCTCTAAAGTTTCTAACCTTCGAGCTTTTAAGAATTCTAACAGAGGTTTCATCTCTTCGGAACGTAGCAGTGAAAAACATCTTGCTACTCGCTCGTCAATGCGAACCACTTACTTTGACATTCCGTCTGTTTGGGCTTCTTCAACGTGGTACTCTTTTCCACCACGCTTACCGAGTTCAAAGTTGCCGCCGTCTTTACCGCCAGCGCCTTCAGACTTGGAGCCTTTAGACATACCATCACCGTGGGTGGTTTCCTGAGTTAGCTCTTTACCTTCACCTTCGCTTTTACGCATAGGTTTGTAATCGCCCTTGACGTTTTCTTCAGAAAAACCTTTTTTCTCGTTAACTTTCATTTAAATACTCCTTTGTGTGAATTATCTACGATGAACGAAGTTTGTCAACTACCAACCCCGGCTTGAGGCGCAAAGTTGTTAGCTACTGGCGCTCCGTTCATCAATTGAGCACCCATAGTGGGTTTGGGTGGCGTACCGCCCGCTTGTGCCTGGCCCATCTGCTGAGCCATAGCTGCTTGTTGTTCGGCTTGCTGCTGAGCTTGTTGGTTAGCCATTTTTTGTTTAATGATCTCAACAGGCGGCACAATTTTATCAGGGTTAAGTTCCAGTTGCTTAGCCATTTGGCGTAAAAGCTCCGCAATTCCGTCCATACCAACAACTTGTTCAACCACTGGGCTTTGAAGCGCCATTTGCAAGAACTGAGCTTGACGCTGAGCAGCTTGCTCTTTAACCATGATGGCTTCAGCACCGTGAGCACGTACGTTAACGTCGCCCTTCAAGTCTGGATCATCTCCGTACCTCATGTTGTAGAAGTACAACCTG